CCAAGATTACGGCGTGACGTCGGTGCCGCTCGTCGGCTCCGAAGGGATCGCCCTCCAAATCGGCGGCTCTCAGAGCAGGCTCGCGATCATCAACGTCGACGACCCGCGGCACCGCCCGACAAATCTCGCGCCTGGTGAGGTCCAAATTTACACCGACGAGGGGCTCGTCCTTCATGCGAAGCGCGGCCGGATCGTCGAGCTCGCCGGCAACGCGATTGCCATCGACGCGGGATCGGGAAACGCAGACATTACCGCCTCCGGCGCCATAAATATCGACGCCGGATCGGGAGACGCAGACATCAACGCATCAGGCGCCGTCAACATCGGCGGCACGACAGTAGTCATCACCGGCACGATTACGCTCGAGGGAAAAGCCTGGGCGTCTCACACTCATAGCGCAGACGTTTTATCAGGTGGCAGCATCAACTCTCCGGCTGGAATCGCCGGCGGACCCTGCACCGGAGCCACAGGACCACCACTATAAATGCCCGACCTACGCCTTGAAAAAAAGAACCTCCGATTCGATCAACCCGCCGGCCCGATCTTCCCTGTCCAGGGTGGTGTCGGAACGCCAGGTCAAGGAATCGCCGCCGGCGACTCCTCCAGCTTCGACAAGCGAGAGGGTTTCGACCTGTCCCTCTCGTCGTCGCCAGCTTGGGGCCAGCTCGAGCTCGAAGACGGTTTTCGCTCACAGGTGATTCTTTCCGTTTTAACTGACCGCCTGGCCGAACCCTCCGACGAGGTCCCCGACTCCGGAAACCCTGCATTCCCCGAACGTCGCGGCTACTGGGGCGATTTCCTTTCGCCACTCGGGCCAGATGATCGCTACGGCTCGCGACTCTGGCTCCTAGAGGGCCAAGCATTAAACGACGAGACCCGCGCACGCGCTCGCTCTTACGTGCTCGAGGGCCTTGCATGGCTTGAGGCCGAAGGGATCGGCGTCGTCACGGTCGAGACCCGAATCCCATCTCGAGGGGTGCTCGAGATTTTCATCACTGTCACAGACGCCACGACCAACGCGGAGAGACGTTACTCGCTGCAATGGGATGCGATGGCTAGAGAGGGCGTTTAATCATGTCGTTCACCCGGCCGACCGTCGCCGACATCCTCGACCGAATTCGAGGCGACGTGAAGGGCGTGCTAGTCGACTTCGATCCGTTTGCGCCTCGGACCGCAGTCCTCGCTTTAATCATGAGCCAGACCGCGCAAATTCACGAGCTCAACGGCCGGCTCGAACGCGCCGCCCGGAACCACTTCGGAGATACCGCCGAATTCGACGACCTCGTCCGCCTGGCGGCTCAGGAGGGGTTGACCCAGAACCTCGGCGCCAAGGCGCAGGGCTTCGCACGGTTCGCCCTGGCTGCCGAGATCATCCCGGCCCCTACGGCTGGCCTTTTTCTCGTAAGCGCCGCTGGGGAGCGATACGTCGCGCTGACGTTCCCCTGGGTCTCGAGTCTCGGAAGTTACGTTCCTCAAGTGCAAGCGGTCGAATCGGGCGAGAAATACAACCTCGCCGCCGGCGCCGCGCTCGACCTCGAGGAACCCTTCACCGGAATCGCGCCAGGGCTCGGCCAGGTCCGGCCGGCCCCCGACGAGATCTCGGGCGGCACCGATGACGAATCGACCGAAGACTTCCGCGACCGCTACCTCTTGCACAAGCGCCGGGCGCCGCAAGGCGGAACGCTCACCGACTTTGAGCGATGGACATTCGAGTCGATCTCGAACGCTTGGACCCGCGTCTTCGTCATCAAACCCGCAACCGGGTCGAACGTGATCCAGATCTACGCCGTCAACGACGCCGCCGACGCCGCCGGCAACGCGATCAACCGGGTCGCTGGGGACTACGTTACGGCTTTCAATTACATCGACGCCGACAACCGGCGCCCGCTATGTGCGGACGTCCAGGTCGACCCGCCGACGCTCGTCCCTCTTAATCCTGCGATCACGCTGATTCCCAATACGACCGCAGTTCAAGACGCGATCAAGGACGAGATCGTTCAGTTCCTAATCAGGACAACGACGATCGGCGGGACGGTCGTTCATTCCCAGCTCGCCGAGGTCATCTCGCGAGCGACCGGAGAGACGAGCTCGACGCTGACAAGTCCGGCCGCCGATAAAACGCACTCGGCCGGCCAGCTCCCGACCATCGGGACGCCGGTCTTCACATGATGTTCGCGAAGTCTTCAACCGACTGGGCGCAATCGCTGATCGACCATATGCCGCAAGGTTTCGCACTGGACCTCGCCGAAGGCGGTCTTTTTCGGCGTTTATTCGAAGGCCTGGCCGTCGAGCTCGCGCGCTTCGATGCGCTCTGCGACGAACTCTTAACGGAGCTCGACTATACGACGACGATTCAATTCATAGGCGACTTTGAGCGAATGCTCGCGCTTCCGCGAGACTGTCAAGTCCCGCCGACACTGCTAGAGCAACGCCGCGCCGTCGTCCTCGCGGTCCTCACTCGAAACCGCAACCTCGCGCCCAATACAATGATCGAGATTGCCGCGCTCTACGGGTTCACGATCACGATCGCTGAACACGCCGCACCGGATGCGGCTTCGACCTGGTTTCAATACGACGTGACGACCACGGCGGAAATCACGGTGGTTCCTTTCACGACCGGCGGCTCAGTCGCGAACGATCCACTCGGCTCGGTCGCGCAGCTCGATCTTGATTGCATTCTTTCCGAGATCGAACCCGCTTGGGCCGAACATATTTTCATCTAGGAGCTGACAATTGTATAGAACAGATGCCGCAAACAGCGCCGCCGGAAAACCGGCCCCGTCCGCGCTTGGAACCGAGGGCTACTTCAAAAACCCGGCCGGAGCTCTTGCGGGCACGACGGTGGATGCGGACTGGATGAATGCGCTTCAAGAGTCGCTTATCGCGATCCTTGACGATCAATCTATTTCCCATTCAAAAACCGACCACACGAGGCTCCTCGTCGCGCTTCGCGCCTTAGTAGATTCTCGAATCTCGACGACGGTGATCGGCTTGCCGGGTTATATAACAGGGCTCGAGATCGTGCCGAACATTGCCACCCACGCAATCGAGATTCGTCCGGGTGACTGCCGCAGTTCAGACGATGCCACGACAGGCCGCCTATTGGTCGCAATGCAAAAGCTCCCCACTGTCCCGTGGAATCTTACAACCGGAGGCCTAGCGAGTAACAATACCTGGGCCGATCCATATTTTACTCGAGTATGGGCAATTCATAAAGCAGTCGGCAACGACATCAACTTCGGATTCGATCAAGACGCTACAGCGACAAACCTCCTTTCCGACGCCGCCGCTTCAGGGTTTACAACCGCCCGGCAGATCGGCTGGGGTGTTCGGAGCGGTTCGTCTTCTTGGATCCCATACACCAACGCAGAGCACCCCGATATATTTTTGAGCGGCACGGTCCGAACCGTCGTCAATAATATTGACGTGACAGTGACGACGGAGATCACGAGCGATCTCGACGTTCCAGAAACAACCTCACACATCGGAGGCTATTCGCTCTACGTAAACGCCAACGCGGACACGGCGATTAAATACGCAACCCTCGGGCAAGGCAGCGCGCCCGCTGCTTCGACTGCGACTGTTCATAATTTTGCATTTCGGGCCGACACTGCTAGCGACAATCTTTATTCGGTGAGCCGGACAAGCGTCTCGAATGCCGGAGGGAGCGCGACGCTTCAGGGACTTGCGCGATCTCGTTTTAACTTCGCGCCTTTCGTCAGCGCCACTTACAACAAACTAACAATGACCACCGCCGGGTTCCGATGGTCACGGTCGGCCGGCTAGATGTATCGAGTCGACGCACCAAACAACGCGATAACAATCCCGACCCCCACCGCGCTCGGCGCGGAAGAGTATTTTGAAGATGGGACCGTTGGCGGGGACGGAACGCTTCTCGACGCCGACTTTCTAAACTCGGTTCAAGAGTCGCTCGTCGCGTTACTGACCGACCAATCTGTCGGGCATTCAAAAACCGACGCATCAAAGATTCTCGAGGCATTTACAAGCCTCGCTGATCGGGCGCTCGAAGACGCGGTCGAAGGGGCTCGAGGGTATATATCCGGCCTCTTGACGGAAGTCACCGGCCCCACGACGATCGAGATCTCTCCCGGCTTTTGTCGGGACCGATTGAATACGAATTATATGAAACTGACCGGCGCGAATGTTCAGAAAGATTTTACAATCGCCTGGAACACTGGCACGGGCGGCAGGGCATCAACCCTCAATTTGAATCTTCTGAACGCCGCCCGATTATTCGCGATCGGCAAGGCCCCGCCGTCGCTCGAAATTGATTTCGGTGTCGACAGCCATGAACACGCCGCCAACCTTTTATCCGATGCCGCCGCTTCAGGGTTTACAACCGCCCGGCAGGTTGGCTGGGTTGTTTGGAGGCTTGGATTTCCAAATTCTATTGACCTAATTAATTTGGTGCAAGACGCTTTCGACCCCGATTTTTGGCGCCTGAGAGACCTCGCCGTAAATACGGACAAGATAAACGTCGGGGAAAAAGGGCAGTCAGGAGGCGGTTTTGTGCATTTTGCCCCCGACTCTGACTCGCTGCTGCTGACGGGAACCGTCACAATTCAGGCCGACGCAGACCCGGCCGACAGGGTCGTCTTTCACACTTTCGGAAATATAGATGGCAATAATCCCCCTTCCGATAACACCACAAGTCCACCCTTTGCAAACGCCGATTGGCATTCGCAGAGAACCATGATTAAATCCGCTGACCCAAACCTGGATAACATTTCGTTCGAAAACGTGATCCCCGTTTTATTCGCACCGCTCGCGGTCTTCCAGGTAAACAACTCAACCAGCGCGGCTGGTGCCAATATCACCTACACGTCGATAGGCGAGGGCTTCCGCTGGGATCGGCGGCAGACCTAGTGAACCTCGAACCGCTCGCCGACGTCGCGATCCAGATCGCCGGCACCGATGGGATCGAACTGCAAGACGTCCAGAACGAACCCGCCGACGTTGCCGAACGTGCCTCAGTCCTCGCCCAGGTCGCTTTGCGCGGAATCATCAAGCGAATGAACCCGGATTTCATCCCCTGCGCGGATCGCGGCCCCGCTGACGTGAAAGAAGTGTTTAACCACGCCGAGCTGGGCGAGATCTATTTCACCATTTACGACACACGCGACAACGGTCGCGAGCTCCTCGGCGTCTTCTGGATCTACAACTTCGAGACCGAGATCAACACGCCCGACGCCCTCGCCGTTCGTGCCTCGGTGGTCCCGATGTTCGAATCGACTCGCCCTGAAAGTCTCGCCGACCCGCAGATCAGAGGCCTTATCTTGCGACAGCTAATGTCTGAGGCGATTACGTTCGCGAGCGGTCGCCTGTTTCAGGTGATCGAATGGGTGTTCCCCGAGCCCGAGAATCAACGCCCGAACCGCCCCGGCGCCCCCGATCACGAGGAAAGTCGAGAGACGCTTCGGGTCCTGCGAGGCGGCGAGCTCGACGAGCATCACACCCGCGACGACTTCGAGGACGGGAACCCCCGCCGAGTTCGCCACAACCGCGCCGCGACCATCAAGTCGGAGTTGAGGCGACACCGTCGACCACGCCCGGATCGGGCCTAGTCAATGGCCGATCAGACCCTAACGCTGCTACCAGATGGCGACCCCGACTATCTCGGCGGAGGACCTACGGCGGATACTTCCGCGGCGAACACTTCCGGAACGCTTGCAGTTTTAAGTGGCAACGGGATGCAGCTCGACGTCCTCCATTGCGGAAAGACATTCGTGAAAGCCCTTACCGGCGTCAAGCAAACTGTCTTTGCGCGATTCCGCGCCGATGTGTTCGGCTCGAATATGTATCCGAACGGCGTCCGGTTTAAATTCACTTCGGCGCAGGCCGGGACGACGTCGATGCAATTTCGAGTAGGGATTCTGCTCCGAACATTCCGCCCGGCTTACAAGACGCCGCCGGACGTCAACGCCGGCGGGTTCCATTCAGGCAATTATTCGCTCCAGCGAGATATGCCTCACGTCTCAGGAGTCGCAACGAGCACAAGCAATAGCGACACGATCACGCCGAGTTCGGTTTTCGGGACGCCGCTAACCCTCACCGCTCCCGCGACTCCGGCCGGGACGGTCTGGTCGACCGGGTTCGGCACCGCGACGCCTTACGACCTCGCGAACAATATATTTTTCCCGATCGGGATCGCCCAATCGGCAAACCTCGGCGAGTCGGTTTTCGGAATCGCGATCGACAGCGTCGGGCTGCCGGTCGGTCTGGGAACTCCAGAAGCGGGAATTTATTTTCACTCAGTCCACGCGCAGGACGTCGCAAAACCGCCGATCGAACTGCGCGTCGACTGGTCGGATCACGTTCCCGCGATCACGAGCTCTGACCCGTCTTCCGAGATCCCCGTCGCGCCGTTCACGTTTACGTTCACCGCGAGCAATGACTCCGCGCCGATCAAACCCGGCTCGGCCGCCTGGTCAATCTTAACGACACCCGCCGGCGTGACGAATGCAACGCTCGACGCGACAACTGGTGTCTTCGACTGGCAACCCACCGGCGCCGGGTCGTTTACCTGGTCAATTCAATACAGCATCACCTCCGCGGCGGTGATGCTCTATCAAGTCACCGAACAGATTTACGCCGCGCCGACAGTCTCTTTCACTCTGACAGTTACGCCGGCCGAGATCGTCGCCGACACCGGCATCGAGATCGCAGTCGCCGCCGAATCGGGCCTCGACCTGGCAGTCGACGGAACCGCCGGCCTCGAAGACCAGGTCGTCGCGGAAACAGGTCTCGAGCTCGCAGTCGAAGGCGACGGCGCTCTCGAGTTCGCACTCAATGCGGAGGTCGGTCTTCAATGACTCAGCAAGTCCGGAAGTTAGTCCCACGAAACACCTCGGTTCGAGTATTCGTCAAAGATCCCGAAGACGTATCGCTTCTCAAAACTGACCCGCTACGCCTACTCACTACGGCGAACGGATCCGTCGCGACCTGCCAGATCTTCGACGACGAACTCGACATCGAACTCCGCTCCGATGCGGCGCCCTCTGATGCTGGCGTCTTCCGCCTGGGCGGAAACGGTGCTCGGCACCTCTCGGTCGGCGATCGTCTCTGGCTCATCGAGGACGACTCAACCGTCTTCAATTCAGACGTGACCGCGATCGACTTGAACGCCGGAACCGTGACGACTTCGGCCGCCCTGGCCGGCAACGCGACGAAGGGCAAGAAGGTCCGGCGCGCAATGCTCGCCGCCCCGCTGACGCTGCTGCAATACGGCACGCCGACGCAAGGTTCAGACGCCTGGGGCCACTCGATCTCGATCAACCCCGACGCGCTCGGCCTCCTGGCGCTCGTATTCAACCGCTGGAGCATCGAGGTTTTTATGAAGGGCTCGGCCGGCTCCGGCAACCTGAATCGAACCTGGACGCTCCTAGGCAAGTTCGACGAAGTCACGGAGGCCTAGCAAGTGGAGCTTATTCAGGAGTGGGGTGGAACCGCGCTCGCCTTCATGTCGACGAGTCTCCTCGGCCTTCTCGTTGCGCGAGCGATGAACCTCGCCGGCGTCGCGATTTCATTCTTCGAAGATCAATCAAAGCGGACCGCGCAAAACGACGAGCTCGACGGGAAGGTCCTCGGCCTCCTGGTCACAAACAACACGAGGACAGGCCGGGTCGAGGCCCAGCTCTCCGCAATATTTGAGCTCACTCTCTTGTATTCCGAGCTCCTGGAATCCCCCGACGGCCTTCGCGCCGTCAAAGCGATCGAGCGAAACCTTCGCGCTGATCTGATGAATGAACTGTAAACCCTCGTCGACGGCGCAGATCCGGACCCTCGTCCTCGAGGAGGCTGTCCGGCAAAAGATCGTCCGCGCTCAGGTTCAGGCGACGCTCGAAGAACTCCAAGCCGAACCGTCGCAAACACTTCACCGGCTCCGCCTTGCGGATCCACTCAACATCGCCAGCAAACGCCGCACCCCGGCCCAGCTCGCGAAACTCCTGCTCCTCGGCCTTTGCGGTTGGCGGGACAGGAAAGGAGAAAGCTAGATGGACTGGACACAACTGCTCACGACCTTGATCTCTTTTATCCCCGACATTCTCGCCCTTATCGGCTGCTCGGCGGTCGCGGCGACGGTCACGCCGCACAGCCCAGGCAACAAAGCCGGAGCTCTTGCGGCGCGAGTCGTTCACGCTGCCGCGCTCAACTTCGGCAAAGCCCGGAACGAACGATGAGGGCTTCAAGGATCGCCCCTGTCGTCCTGGTCCTCGTCGCCGGTCTCCTTCTGGGCTGCCCAAAAGGTAAGGCCCCTGACGACGCCCAGATCCGCCGGATCATCACAGAGACCGCCGAGTTCACTCAGGCAGTCGCCGGCGTCGCGCTTGGCGATCTCGAGCAGTGCGACGAGCTCATCGTGGAAGCCGCCGCACTGACCGATGCGATCACCGACGTCGCAACCGACAACGCCGACAAGATCGCCCAGATCTCGCGGATTACGTCCATCGTCGCGATGGCGGGACAGTTCGGCTGTCCGATCGTGATCCAGACCTTCGCGCCCTCCGAGACTTAAGCCTCGGCCGAGCGTTCGAAGTCCGGCACCGCGCCATCTCCCTCGCGGTCGACTGTCACCTTGTAGAGCTCGTAGTCTTCGCCCTCTTCGCGTGCCTGGGGCCCGCAATATGCGATCCCCACGCGCTCCCCTGGCGCCGGCCTCAGCTTCTTGAACTCGCCGAGCAGGACCGTCCTGGTCAACCAGACGTCGACAACCTTCGGGCCATCGGGTGCTGGGTTCTCGACCTCGAGGGTCACGACGAAGACTTCCCGGCCTTGATAGCCTTTCCGGGTGTCGTAGCTCATCACTGAGCCGACGATTATGTCGCCGACGTTCGGCTCCCAGGCCAACACCTGCCCCGCCTCGACTGCCGTCGCGAGTTCTTTCTGTAGGTCTCTCATTCTTCCCCCTCGTTTATGTAGTAGGCCTGTCGGCCCTTGTGGAAACCATTGCGTCCATTTTTCGCAATGGGGACAACGCGGAGAGATTGCTCGCTCTTCAGCTTCAAGATCTCTCGGTTCACTGCCTCGCGGGACGCAAACAGATGCGCGGCGAGGGCTTCCATTGTTGGGTGACCGCCTGGATTCTCGGCGATCCATCGAAGAACCTTCTCCCTCACGGTGCCTCGATGCGTGCAAAATTCGTGATGCAACGACGAAAGCGCGACGCCGAGCAACGTCTCGACGCTTGCGTGAAATTCGTTCGTCCACTGGTGTCCGTTGGCTTCAAATTCGTTTCGGATTCTGTCGGCTAGTCGCTCGACCTTGCCCGCTTTCGCTGGCCGCATCTCTGGAGTGAAGTGTTCGGCCTGGTCGGACTCTTTGAATTCACTCCGGGTCGGCTCCGGAACTCGGTTCCCATTGCTCGGCGCCTTGCGGTCGAGGATTCGGATCGCGTCCTGGATCCTGTAGCGAAGGAATTTCGCCGACAGCCTCGGGTAAAGCGTCCCGCGTCGCGCCTTCTCTGTCAGTAAAATGACAACCTCGCTGAGCAATTCTTTTTCCGTCCAATTTTTATACGATCCAAAACCTCGGACCCGGTAAAAACTACGAACAACCTTTGAGACGACCTCGAGGGTCTCTTCTCCGAGGTTGGCGTCGTCGGTTCCCACCTACTTAAACAAAAACGCCAGGACCGAGAAGACCACGCCAAGAACCGAGAGCGCCGTTCGGATCTCGACCTTCAGGCGCGAGACCTCGGTCGACAATGCCGCCACCGTCGCCTTTAACGATTCGTTTTCGTTTCTGGCGTGAAGAGCCATCGCCTCGACTTCGAGCCTATGCTCGCGCGCTTGCCTGGTCGCCTCTTCGTCTTGACTGTCGACGATCATCCGCAGGTTCCGCAACTTGTGGTCGATAGCTTGCATGGTTGCCACCGCTTGCCCCCAGTCGAATTCGCTGGGCGACATCTTCTCAGCCCTCGAGGACAAACGGCTTCAGAGGAAATCGCCACTTGATCGCGTGCGACCCGCTTGCGTTCTTGTATTTCTCGCCGGAGTCTTCGACCTTCCCGGCATTTTTTAGCTGGCTCATGGCCCGAGTGATCTGAGCACTCGTTAACGTGCAGCGCCGAGCGACCTCCTCGACGGCCAACGCCTCGCCGCGAGCATATTCGAGCACAGTCTCAACGAGCCGACCGTGTTTGAAGTGGAAGGCATTCGCACCTTCGGCCGCGCTCTGACTTGTGACCGGATCTGTCACACGAGCTCGCGGCTCTGATAGCTGGTGAGATTTTTCTAAACTGTTATTGCGCATCGCCGGACCTCGAAAGAGTGACAATACCGGCGGAGGAGCGTCGGCAATACTGGATGTATTGGCTATTCAAATCAATACCGCGCCGCAAATGAAACCGACGCAGAACAATACGCCGCCGCATATCGCGGAACCTAGCATCACGGCCCGCGAGTTCGCAGCGGCGTCCTCGTCCTCGAAAATAGGACCGTCGAACTCGCCCAGCTCCTCGAGGCCTGCGACGACTTCGTCCGCGCTCATCCCGGTTCGGTGGTAGGCGACCTGCTCGCATTCGTCGACGTTGTAGTGCTGGCGCCAGTCGGTCGGCAATTCCCAGTCGACGCTGACTTCATTATCTTTAGCGGCGCGCATGCCTGTCCAAGCGAACTCTACGTCACCCTCATCGAGAGGTCGTGACCTTGGCTTCGTCCATTCATTGGACAGTTTGGCTCCCTCGGCATGGGTTGTGACCGGATCTGTCACACGTCCCCTCGGATCTAACTGTTGATGGCCTGGTCTCCTCATGCCGGAATCCTGAGCGAGAACATATCGCCTTGATCTGCGACTCCGCGTAGATTGTCGCAAGCAACTCTAAAATAGGACTCCTTGAGCTCTGTTCCGATAAATTTCCGACCTATCTTCAGTGCTCCAAATCCCTCGCTTCCGATCCCCATAAACGGTGAGAGCACTGTGTCGCCTGGATTGCTCCACATAACGCAAGCCCTCTGGATAACATCCAGTTGAAGGGGGCACAGATGCCGCTCGTCCTTCCCCTCTCGAGCCAGCTTGACGTTTAGGACGTTGCTCTGTTTGATCGTCGTCCACACTGGCGATGCCCATTCCTGCCACTGATCCAGTGGGAAGTCTTCAGGCGTGTGAGTTATGGGCTCGGCGTTGTCTCCTGGCTTGATGAATGTCAAAAGGTAATCAGGCATTCCGCCACGAGACTTGGAACTGTCTTTTCGTAATTGCTTATAGAGCAGTCCAACGTGCTTGGTCCGGGTCATCTCGGTAACGGGACATTTCCATATCGTGCGCCGCGAATGCATGATCCATCCGGCCGCCTCGTGGGCTGCGATGATCTGTCCGCTGAAGTCTTTGATCCCGATCGCGCCGTCGCGCCATTTAGTTTTCGGGAGGTCGGAGCAATGGACAGCGGATATCCTTCCCGGCTTGGTGACGCGGAATTTTTCCCGAATCAGATGTGAATACTGTTCCAAAAACTCGCCGTCGTTCGCACAATTTCCCATATCTGCGGCACTGTCTGAGTAGACGAATAGATTCCCAAATGGAGGGGAATAGACAGAGAAGTCGATGCAC